CAGAGCACAGGCAGATTACAACTTTGTGAGGTACCGGAACATGACTACTAAGGAAATGTTTATTTTTGATATTGAGACAGACGGGCTGCTAGACACCATGACTACCATTCATTGTGCAGTGGCGAAGAACTGGAAGACTAAAGAGGTGCACACCTTTGGCCCAGATAACATTAAAGACTTTGTTAATTTGATTGATGGGCAAGTGGTGATCGGGCATAACATTATTGGGTTTGATTTACCTGCACTGGATATGTGGTTAGATTGGATGGATCTAAAGCCAATAGAACCAGCGATGGAGATTGATACCCTAGTGTTATCGAGGCTGCTTAACCCTGACCGTAAGCCACCAGAGGGGGTGCCGCACAGAGTAAGCCCTAACAGCCTTGAAGCGTGGGGTTACAGGGTTGGACTTTATAAAGGTGGGTACGGTAAGCAGGAGCAGGCTTTTGACAACTACAACGAAGCCATGTTAAGCTATTGTGTAANGGATGTAGAAGTTACAGAGAGAGTCTACCAGGCTTTACTAAAGGAGATGCAAGAGACATGATGCACTATAAAGACAGAACATTTTGTAGCCATGCAGGGGTTTGTGTTAACACTAAGTGTGATAGGTGGGTTAACTTCGATGATGCTGAAGAAAGTGGTATGCCGGTTGCGCTGGCAGATTTTAAGACTGATGATTGTGGGTACGAACCTCACCCAGTTTGGGATAAGTTAGTAAAGGCAGTTACAGGAGAACAGGAATGAGTGCATTTTCTAACTTTATCAAAGACGCTTCTGACAAAGAAGTTGTGCAAGTTTATTCAGAGGTTTTAAGAGGTATGGAAATTAGGCAAAATTGTTGGATGAACCTTTATATCATAGACAACTGGGTACCTTTCCCTTCTTCGGAGTACGGTGGCTTAGTTGTGGTAGCTGCTAAAGATAAAGAAGAAGCGGCAGAGGTTGCTTATAACATTACAAGTGAGCTTGATGTTGAGTATTATACTGAAGAGTATTTAAAGCAAAACATCGTGGACGGTACTCGGCATATAGGCTATACTGATATGTATTCGGAAGCTGCATTGGTTGATGCTTTCCTTACCTAAGAAAGCCAATTTGATTAGAATATGATACATTTAATAGCTTATTGCTTTATTTGTAGAACATTATTTACATAATCAGCAAGGAAATATACGGTGAAAGTAGATTGGAAAGTGCCAGCCAGGATAGAGCACAAGGTTGCTAAGATCATTGCACAGCAGGAAAGATCCGGCTGGCCTTTTCGTACCGACCTAGCTAAAAAGTACGTCAGCTACCTTAAACAGATGGAAGCGGCAATAGAACCGGACATTCTAAGGCTGCTAGGACATTACTACGAGCACAAAAGCCCAGTAATGAAGCCGTTTAAGGCTAATGGTGAGCTGGCAGTTAGAGCGGACATAGGGCAGGACGTTGCTGGACCTTTTACACCTATCAACTACTATCAGATCCAGCTAAGTCAACACGCAAAGGTAGCAGAGCGGTTGATTCAACTAGGTTGGGAGCCAAGCCAGTACACTGACAAGGGAGCGCCTAAGCTAAAGCCAGACGGTGAGCCTTGCCCTAACCTAGAAAAAATCTATCCAGAGTTAGGTAAGAACTTAAGACAGTATAGCCTTTGTTCTCATCGTAGAGGGCAGATAGAAGGTTGGATAGGGGCTTGCAGAGATGATGGCAGAATACCTGCTGGTGCTAACCCTAACGGCACCAACACTGGCAGAATGACACACAGGGTTGTAGCAAACGTACCCAAAGCATCAGAAGATGTCTACTTTGGGAATGAGATGCGAAGTTTGTTTACACATAGGGGTAAGGGTTACAAATTAGTTGGATTTGATGCGGAAGGGTTAGAGCTTCGCATTGCAGCGCACTATATTAACAGCGATGCTTTCACAGATGCGCTCATCAACGGTGATAAATCCAAAGGAACTGATCCACACACGAGAGTTTTGGACGCTTGTAGGCCGTGCGGTGTGGAAACACGAGATGAAGCGAAGTCTTGTGTCTATAGCACTGTCTATGGTGCTTCTGATAGCAAGGTTGCGTCAATCCTTAATCTATCAAAAGCCAACGGAAAAAAGATTATTGAGGCGGTAGAGTCTGTGTTCCCAGGTATCTCTACACTAAAACCAAAGGTTGAGAGAGCATCAGCTAAAGGCTACTTGATCGGGCTAGATGGTAGAAAGATCTGGATGCGCCGTGACGACAAGGGCAAGCTGATGAAGCACAAGGCGCTGAACTACCTTTTCCAGTCAGGTGGTGGTATCGCAATGAAGGTAGTGCTGTGCTTTTTGGACAGTTACATTCAAAAAGATGGCGCTGATGTGACTTTTGTAGGCAACATACACGATGAAGTACAAGCAGAGGTTGCAGAGGAGTGGATAGGATGGTACAATAGTAGTGTAGACAGGGCTTTTAAGGAGGCTACTAAGTTTTTGAAACTGCGATGCCCTTTAGCAGGTGAAGTTAAAGTAGGCGAGACTTGGGCAGATACTCACTAGGAGATAGACATGAAATTTAATTTTGATGAAGAGCAGTACAATTTGAGGATTACAGTTGACTCACCTGATACAGGTGTGTACATTTCTAAGACGTTCTTGAACCACGAACAAACTTGGGCCGAGATTATGATTGGCTTTGTTCACGTTCTTAATGGTTGCGGGTACATTATTGATCCTGCTTTGTTTGAACAGTTTATTAACGAGTTTGAAGAAGCAAACAGAAAAACACTTGACTAGGTAATTAGAGGGATAGGTAATGGCTAAGCAGATTATTGAAGGTAAGATTGACAAGGTATTTGTCAAGGACTTTGGTGAGGTAGACCAGTACGGTAATCAGTACATGGTTAACATCAACATTGATGGTCAGTGGTACGGCATGGGCAAGAAGAAAAAGCCTTCTGCTAATATCAAAAATGGTAGCAACTGGCACCAGCTCGCTGAGGGTGATGTTATCGAGGCTGTCTGTGAGACAGTTGAGCGTAATGGTAAGACCTATTACAACATCAAAGCATCTGATGTAACACTAAAGGAGGCAGGTTCAGGTGGCGGAAGTAATAGTGGGTACTCTGGTGCTGCTGCTCCTAAACGAGCTGCTCCGGTAGCACAGGCTAACGATGATCGTCAGCAAGCTATCATGCGTCAGTCTGCTATGGGGTACGCTGCACAGATCGTAGCCGCAACACTAACCAGCAAGTCTTCACTAGACCAAGCGGCAGAAGATGTGGTGCGGATTGCAGATCAGTTCTTCGTACCTTTTGCTGAGCACGGCCTGACTCAAGATGAGATCCAGAAGGAAGAAGAAAAGCTGGAGCAGTCTACAGAGTCAAATGAGGACTTTGACGACGATATTCCTTTTTGATGGTTTCGCCCCGGTAGCTCAACCGGATAGAGCAACGGTCTTCTAAACCGTAGGTTGCAGGTTCGAGTCCTGCTCGGGGCGCCAATTTTAGCTAAGGTAAAAGTTTTTATCTTATGAGTAAGACAAGACGGAAACAACCAGACTGGCTAAGAGAAGATGACCGCTGGATGCGTAAAGGTGGCAAGCACAGGGAACCTTCTCGTAAAGCTAGAAAGCAGGACTTTTTAAAAGAGACAGAGGATTGGTATGAGTATCCTAGTTATAGACGCTGACTCTATTGTTTACGCCGCTGCCTTTGCAGCTCAGGACTGGGCGTTGCTAGATGAAGAGGGTAGACTGTACGGCACCTATCAGATCAAGAGTGAGGCCAAGGAAGCAGCGATTCATGCAGGGGATACTGTTGAGCCTTTTCCACGCTCTGATGATGAAGCTAGAGAGCTTACAGACTCTATGGTAGAAAACATTATTGAGTCTGCTGAAAGCTCAGAAGACCCTGTTGATGAGATTGAGATCTGGTTGACTGCACCCAACATCGAACATAACTTTCGGTTTGCTATCTATCCAGAGTACAAAAGCAATCGTAAGAACTATGAAAAGCCAGCCCATTACCAGACAGTTAGAGATCATTTGACCCGTAATTGGGGTGCTGAGATCAGTAGAGAAGGATGGGAAGCAGATGATGAGGTTGCAGCGGCAGGATGGGATTACTGGAACAACGGCTCATCTTTAGTCAACCGTACTATTATTTGCTCTATAGATAAAGACCTTAACACTGTACCAGGTCATCATTATCGGTGGCCTACGCACAACAAGGAGGGATCTCACTATTTCCTGACTGAAGAAGAGGCTAGACATAACTACTGGTGTCAGGTGTTGATGGGAGATAAATCAGATAACATCCCAGGACTGCACAGGATTGGAGAGAAACGCTCCTCATCTTTACTCAGTGGGTGTACTGATGATCTGTCGTATTACAACACGGCTAAATCACACTGGATAGTTAACTTAGAGAAAGAAGGTTACACTGAAGCGGAGGCTGTCGAGAAGATGCACGTCACTTGTCAGCTTCTTTATTTAATGAGAGGTGATAACGATGAAGGATGGAGGCCACCTGTATGAGACTATTAGATATAATGGAAGAGATTGTTAACGCTTATGATGAAGATGAGGACATTGAGACTAAGATTTTAGAGGACTTAAAACAAGAGATTGAATCTGTACTGTACGAAAGAGCGACTATGATTGACTCGTTATCATCTTCTTGGGGAGATGGGTTAGATGACGAAGATTAGGTACAGGTCAGATTTAGAGAGAAGGGTTTGCAATAATCTTAGAAACAGGAGAGTTAAGTTTGAGTACGAGCCTTTTCAGTTAGCCTACACAACTGAGGTAAGAAACGCTATCTGCCCTGCTTGTGGATCTAAAGGCATGTTAAAGGAAAGACAGTACACACCAGATCTATCGTTGAACGGGGGTAACACACTAATAGAAATTAAGGGTAGGTTTACTGGCGAGATGAGGACTAAGATGACCGCTGTTAAACGCTGTAACCCTGAGTTTGAAATTAAAATGCTGTTTCAACGTGATGGTTGGTGTACTAAAAGACAGAAGATGCGATACTCTGAGTGGTGTGAAAAGAACGGTTTTGATTACGCAATAGGCGAGGTAGTACCAAGTGAGTGGATTAACTAAAATTGGACGCAGGCACCTCTTCATCCCAGATGTCCACTGTAAACCAGGTGAGGACAGTGGTTACTTAAAAGCAATCGGTAACTTGATTGTTGATATGCAACCAGATGTTGTGGTTCACATTGGAGATCACTGGGACATGCCGAGTCTATCGGCTTATGAAGAGAGGTCTTCAGCTTACTTTCACGATAAGACTTACGCTGCTGATGTAGAAGCTGGTATCGAAGGTATGAACAGTTTGTTAGGGCCTTTACGCAAGTACCAGAAACGCGCCAGCACTAACAAAAAGAAGCAGTACAAGCCTAGATTAGTGTTTTGCTTAGGCAACCACGAACACAGAATTTCTAGGGCTGTACACAAAGATCCACGGCTAGTTGGTACTGTTGGGTACCATAGCTTACAACTAAAGGAGACAGGGTGGGAAGTCCACGATTTCCTAGACATCGTAGAGATTGATGGTGTACTGTACAGCCATTACTTTGTAAACCCNTTNTCACTGACTAAGAATCCTTTNTCAGGTAACATTGAGAACAGGTTNCAAAAGGTAGGGCAGAGCTTTAGTCAAGGGCACCAGCAAGTCTACCAGCACGGCATGATCCATGATGCTCTAGGCAGAGCTAAGATTGGTTTGGTGTGGGGTACTTGCTACGAGCACGATGAAGACTACTTAGGGCCACAAGGTAACGCTAAGTTCTCTGGAGTGATGATGAAAAACGAAGTTAGCAAGGGCTTTTATTGCGGTATGCCGCTAAGCCTTGCTTACCTGAAGGAGAAGTACCTATGATTGAAGAATTTAGAGATTTAGAAGCAGATGGCTTTGAGTTAGCTGGTGTGATGGAGTTCTATGAGAA